ATAAGTACTATCCTGTAGCTAATACTAAGACCTTTGTATTTATTACTAAGAATGAGAATTTTATTAATCATGTATCTGAGTTTCAGATTAAGGATAGAGTGATGGAGTACCTGGTGCAATCAAATCGGATACCTGTCTTTGATGCTGTAGCTGAAAAGTCTAAACTATTTACTCCTCAATACCTCAGCATGATAGATACTGCCAATGTAGAGATGGAGAGGGATGGGATTGACTATGGTATGATATACTATAAGAATGCAGCTGTTAAAGTATTTGCTAAGCACCATGAGATATATGAATACTCAGAGCTAAAGGGATATGTATGGAATAATCAGATAATAGATAGGGATCTTATTGATGCTGATCACCATGAGTCAATGTTCAGGAGTTTTATTTGGTTTATATCAGGGCAGGAGGTAGAGAGATATGATACTATGAAGAGTGTAATAGGCTATATGCTGCACAGCTATAAGACCTCAGCTAATAATAAAGCAATCATTCTAAATGATGAGACAATATCAGACAATCCTAATGGAGGTAGTGGTAAAGGTATTCTGATTAATGCTATAGGATACATGAAGAAAGTATCTACTATTGATGGTAAGACCTTTGACTCTAATAAATCATTCCCTTATCAGACTGTCTCTTCTGATTGTCAGGTGCTAGCATTTGATGATGTGAGAAAGAATTTTAATTTTGAGAGCTTATTCAGTATAATCACTGAGGGTCTTACTATTGAATACAAAGGTAGAGATGCTATTAAACTACCTGTTAAAGACTCACCTAAAGTACTTATCTCTACTAACTACACTATCAAAGCAGATGGTGGCTCATTCAAGCGTAGGATGTTTGAGGTGGAGCTGAGTAGTTACTTTGGTACACATCATACTCCATTTGATGAATTTGGCTCTATGCTGTATGAGGATTGGGATGAGCAGGAATGGGCAAGGTTTGACCATTACATGATTAATTGCTTGAATTATTACCTAGAGAATGGTCTAGTAGAGTCTGAGGCTAAGAATTTAGAGCTAAGAAAGTTTATTAATGAGACCTCTCAAGACTTTATTGAGTGGGTAGATAATAAGAATCTAGGCTTTGACCAAAGATTGAATAAGGTATCAATGTTTGACAATTTTATATCTGAGTACACTGATCATAAAAAGTACCTGACTAATAGAACATTCAATAAATGGTGTAAGAAATATGCAGAATACAATGATAAGGAGTATATAGATGGATCTAGCAATGGAGCTAGATGGTTTGAGATTAAGACTCAGAGAGAGCCTGATATTTGGGATACAGTAAACTATAATTGATAGATATGAAAATAAAAGAAGAGTTTAAGAATTTAATACCTGCACTTAGTGTAGAAGAGTTTAAGCAACTAGAGGAGAACTGCTTAGCTGAGGGTATAAGAGATGCTATTATTACATGGGATGGCTACATCATTGATGGTCATAACAGGTATGAGATAGCTACAAAGCATCAGCTGAAGTATGAAAGTATTGAGAAGAGCTTTAATAGTGAGGATGATGTAAAAGAATGGATGATATGCAATCAATTTGGTAGGAGAAACTTAAGTAACTACCAGCGTTCAGTTTTAGCTTTAGAACTTCAAAGCGTATTTAGTGCAAGGGCAAAGGAACGAATGCTAAGTGGCAACCCTGTGCCGAAATCAGAACAGGGTAGAACTATTAAAAAAGTTGCTGATGTTGCTAATGTTGGCAAAGATACAATAGCCAAAGTAAAAGTAATACAAGCTACTGCTACTCCTGAAGTTAAAGCTAAGCTAAGCACAGGCGAAGTAAGTATTAATCAGGTGTATCAGGAAATAAAAAAAGAGGAGAAGAGAGAGCAGCAGGAAGTTAAAAAACAAGAGCAAAAAGAAATAATTAAAAGCGTACAAAATGAAACTTTAAAAGATATAGATACAATTATTGAAATAGGATGGTATAAAGTAGGCAATCAATTTTTATATTTTGGAAGTAATACAGATAAAGAATTTAAAGATAAATTACCTAAAGCTAAATTTGCCTTTGCAGATCCTCCTTATAATGTAGGAGTAGATAAATGGGATTTTGATTACAAGTGGAATTTAGATTATTTAGAAGATTTTGCTGATGTTGTAGCAGTTACTCCAGGAGGATGGAATGCTTTTAATTTTTATAAAGAAACTAACATGAATTATATTTGGGAGATGTTCTGCTGGATTACTAATGGAATGACTCATGGCAGATGTGGTTATGCAAATGTAATAAAAACATCTATTTTTGGTAAAGTTAAGCCTAAAATTTCTCAAGACTTTTGGAAGATAAATATAGATATATCAAAGACTGAAGATACAAAACATAAAGGCAGAAAGCCTTATGATTTTATGATACACTTAATAGATATATTTACTAATGAAAATGATATTATAATTGATGTCTTTGCAGGGAGTGGCACCACTTTACTAATGTCAGAAAAAATGAATCGGATTAGTTATAATGCAGAAATTGATAAACAATACTGTATTGATATTATTAAAAGAGTAGGAACTTATGAGCGAATTTAAAAAAAGAATAGAGTACTCAGATATTTTAACAAATTTTTTTAATGATTTTTTAAAAGAAAATAAAATATCTTATTTTGAAAGTGGATACGAATTTTATAAAAGTAATGAAGATGCAGTAAATAAAATAAAATACCATAAAGACATAACCTCAAAATTTATAAGATATTATCCTGATTACACAATAGTAGGAAAAAACAAATCAATTTTAATTGATGTAAAAAATAGCTCAGGTATTGAAAGAGAATGTTATGAAAATTATAAAAATTTAGAATCTAGCTGTAATGTTAATTTACTTTTATTATTAAAAAATAAAAAACTTTGTAAATTAGAAGATTTAAAATTTTATAAACCTGATGCTTTTGATATTAAATCTAATTTAACAATACCTATTGAAAATGAATTTTTTAGATCTCCTAGATTATTAAATCAAAAGGACTATGAAATTTATATGAATGCTTATAAAGGTACAACAAGTGGATGCTCTTTTGCCTTTATAGATTTTAAAAATACTAAATTTTATGAATTAAATGTATTAAATAAACTATGACAAAACAAAACAAAGAAAGACTAAAAGCACTAGAGCTAGCTAGCCTATCTGCTAAGTATCCTAACAATGCTTACATCCCTCTATCTAATTGGAAAGATGACTCAGCTAATGCACTGACTCAATGTATTACTGCATTCTTAATCTTCTCAGGGTGGCAAGCTGAAAGGATTAATACAATGGGAGTCTATAGAGAGGGTAAGAAGATCCAGGTGGGAGAGAATACTAGACAGCTTAAGGGCAAATGGACTCCATCTACATCTACTAAAGGCTCAGCTGATATATCTGCTACCATTAGAGGTAGGTCAGTGAAGATAGAGGTAAAGTATGGTAAGGATAAGCAGTCAGAAGTGCAGAAGAGGTATCAGGAATCAGTAGAAGCTGCAGGAGGTACATACTATATTGCAAAAGATTTTGATAATTTTTTACTTTTTTATGATAATTTTCTTGCAGATATAAAATAATTGATTACCTTTACTGAAATTTAAAACTTATACACATGGAAACAAAAACAAAAGCTGTAGTACCAGCACCTGTACTAACTCTGCACCAAAAGCTACACAAAGCTAAGCAGTCAATCGGCAAAGTAGCTAAGAATGCTACAAATCCACACTTTAAAAAGTCATACTCTGACATCAATGCAATCACTGAGGCAGTAGAGCCTATTCTATTAGAGAATGGTCTACTATTATTACAGCCTATTCAAGGCAATTCAGTATGTACTCAGATAATCTGTATAGATTCTAATGAGTCTATTGAGTCATGTATGGAACTACCTGCTGGGCTTAATCCTCAGCAAGTTGGATCATGTTTGACCTACTACCGCAGGTACACATTGGTCAGTCTGTGTTCGCTTCAATCTATTGATGACGATGCAAATATGGCTAGTGTACCTGTTAAGGCAACTAAGCCTGCAATCACTACTGAAAGATTTGAGGAGGCATTACTAGCTATTCAGAATGGTAAGTATACTATCCCTCAGCTGAGAGAGGCATTT